ACGAACTCTCGGATGTATTTGGTAAGAAGTTTAATATAGTGATCCTTGTTTCTTTTTTCATAGACAAAACATTCTCCATTGTCAGCGACCATAATTGTAATCAATTTTTTAACTGGAATACCAGTCATTTCATAATACATGCAAGCATATGCTGTTTCCTGGACAAAATAATTTTCAATCCATTCTTCTGGTTTTATTTTCTTTGAAGTCTTGAAGTCAATAACTGCGAGCTCCCCTTCGTACTCTGCGATACAATCAACTCTGCCCGCAAGTCCGAAATAGTCACTATAGAGCGACTTTTCCAAAGCATGTATATTATTTATACGATCAAGATAAGGTTTTGCCGCAAGAAATAGAAACTTCGTTACAGGAAGAGGATTGTATTTGTCAATGTCTTCATTCAACAAATACTTTTCAACAATGTCATGAAATTTTGTTCCTCGATCTGTTGCAACCTTAGTGATCTTATTGGCTTCTTCTTCACCAACTTTCTTACGCCAATCAATGAATTTTTGTCTTCCGTAAAAACTAGTTACGGAAGTGATTGAAGGATATAATTTACCAGAAGGGACTCTGTAAAAACGAGTCCCTTCAATCATTTCTGCTTGTAAATCAACTTCTTCTTTTAAATAATCTAAATGAACGAACATTACATACCTAGAGCCAATTTAGTAACAATGTAGTTTTTGACTAGTCCAGAACGAACAATATCATCAACTCCAAATTCAACCATTGAGAAATCATATGTCATTGCACGAATAATTTTCATGAAATCAATAATTCCATTTCTTTCATTGGTTTTAATTAAGTCAGATTGAGTTGCGTCACCACAAAAAACAATCCTACTATTTTCACCAATACGAGTAATTATACTATCTAATTCATGGAAGTTCAAGTTTTGCATTTCATCTACAAGGACAATTGCATTATCAAGAGTAGTACCACGAATAAAACTTGTAGACCAGAATGAAATTGTTTCTTGAGCTTTCAGATTACCATAGAGCATTTCAAAGTCTGCATCTGATGGAAGTTCAAACATGTACTTACACATGTTCTTATAAGGAATTTGATAAAGACTAGACTTATCTTCATGGTCTCCTGGAAGGAAACCAATTTCACGAGTAGCAACAAGAGATCTTACAATGTAAACTTTTTCATAAGGAGTTCTTTCATCAAGAACGTCTCTAAGAGCAAGGTACAATCCTACAAATGTTTTACCAGTACCAGCAGCACCATAGGCAAAAACATTCTTTCCTTTTTTATATTCATCAAAGAATAATTTTTGATTGTCAGTTAGTGGAGAAATGTCCACCATCAAATCCGAATTAATGGGCTTTTTGCGCCTCATTTGTTTGGCACTCATTCCGACTCCAATGTTGCCAGTTGATGATTTTCTTGATCTTGCCATTTAGAGTTTTTTTACAGTAGAACCAGGTGCTTTTGAGGCTTTGTGGAGAACATCATTCCAGCCTGGATTTCTGGAGATCAGTTTATCTTTCCACTCACCGACTTCACCGACAGAAGCACATCCTTGAGACCAATCTTTGTCCCAATTAGGATTGTCCTTCCTCCATTGTTCATAGTCTTTCACAGACATTACGAGTTCTTGAGTTTCGCCAGTTTCAAGATTGATTACAGGATATGTGGGCATAAGATAATAATGACTATGAGTTTATTTATTGGGTTATTTTTCGAGCAATGTAGTTTTGATTATCTACTTGTTCTACATTCCATTTTACCACAGGATCAACATAAAAGTCATCTCCTTTATATCTTTTGTACTTTTTCATATTAAGTACAGTATGGTGAGATAATATTGCATAGTCGATATAAGAATCAACATCTCTAGATTTTTTCACCAAAAGACTTTCAAGATCTTCTTTAATTTGTTGATTGGTGTGATATGCCTCAAAATTTTCTATTCTCTTTTTATTGTCATGTGAAAGAGTAAAAGCTGTTTGATGTGTGTGTCGTATTTTTTTATGTTTTAATCCACATAAGAGAAGTCTATTTACAATTTCATCGTCTTCCCAAGCTACAAACTCTCCCATATTTTCATTATACCCACCAATTTTTTGGTAGTTTTTTCTAGTAACATATAAAGTTCCCCATAGAGGTCTATAACATGGATGTGGTGGATTATACATTCCACTTACAAAACATGTATCATCTACTTCATATTGTTTGAAAAAATTATAGTATGGATTCAAAATTGTATCCGAATCTAAGTTTAATATATTATCTCCTTTAGTCAAGCTAAATGCGAGATTTAATGACTGAGTTTTGTTAAAGTATTTTTGATCTGGAACATAAACTCTTTTTATTTTCTCACTAATCTTCAAGAGATGATCTGAAGACTTATCAGAACTCCAGTCTACGAATACAATTTCATCAATTTCATCAAATAAAACCCAAGAATTTATGGATACACTAAGAGGATCTACCCTATTCATGCAAGCAGAAATTACCGACACACTCATTTTTAACTTTTAGATATTTGTAGGCTCAATTTTCTTTAAAATCTGTTCGACATCATGTAGTTCTTCTTCTACATTTTCTACTTCTTCAGAGTTATCTTGAACTTCTTCTTCATCATCACACTGAATCTCTTCCATAAGTCTTTCCAACTCAGAAAAAGTTTCTTCCTCTAAATTTTGAAGTTCATGAAGTTTTTCTTTTTCAAAAGCAACATCAACTTCTAATTCGATTTTGTTATTCAGTTCTTCCAACTCTTCTGGTTTATAAAGTTCTTTTTTCTTAGCTAAAAAGACACCAGGGAGAACTTCTTTAGTTTTCCAGTCAAATAATTTATATCGATAATAGCCTTTCCTATCATCTATATGTCTTTTAACGTTTGGATTATTAATAAAGTTTTTAACTCCAAACTCATGCATGTTTTTCTCTTTATGTTCTCTAGCCAAATGAGAATATTTTACTAATTGAACAGATGGATCTAACAAACCTAACATACCTTGAGGATGTTCTTTACCAGTAGTTTCTTGATAGATCTCAAATGCATTCTCATCAAATTTTTCTGAAGACTCTTCATATCCTTCAAAATTTTCTACCCTAACCCTATCTGGATGTGGAATATGGATAGCAGAAAGAACTTTTAAATGAATTGGTAACGCTTCCAATCCAAAGGTTCTTAGGCGCATTACTAATTCATCATCTTCAACAGCATAATATTTACCCATCTTTTCATTAAATCCATTTACGTTAATAAAGTCTTCTTTTCTAACATAAAGAATTCCCCAAAGAGGATGCACACAAGGATCATCAACTTTATCATTAATTCCAGTATAAAAAATACCTTTTCGACCGAAACTATGGATATTAAAAAAATTATAATAAGGATTTAGGATATGATCACAATCTAATTTGAGTATATTTTCTTGTGTTGCAAATCTAGCTGCAAGATTTAATGGTTGCGATTGATTGAAATATTCTTCATTATTAACTCTAATGACTTTGATTCTAGAACTCAAAGAAGCTAAATGATGAATAGGTTGATCAGAACTCCAATCAACAATAATAATTTCTTTTACTTCGTCAAATAACAACCAAGAACTCAAAGAAATTTTAAGAGCATTCAACCTATTTTTACAGGCACATATAATAGATACAGACATTTTATTGGCTCAACTCCATAATTGAATAATCTAAACTATGAATTTCTTCTGGATTTATTTCCTTTTTAACCATGTTTCCATCTTCATTATATTCTACAATCCACTTATCTTTATTTGAATTGTCTACAATTGTGCATGTTGTCCAACCATTGTCTTTGGATAGGGCTTGTGTTTGATAGTACATGATTATACCTCCTATAGGGGCAATTTTATATAGTTACCATTCCAGTGCTTCAGCCACTGAAGGGAACTGTTCTTTAAAGACTTCTTTGCAAGCCAAGGCAATATCCATGTGTTCTTTTTGAGTTCCATTTTCAGAACGCAGATTGATATAATGAATCCAACTACGGCAAGAGCCAGACATGTAGATACGTGTAGGTGTAGCCAAGGGAAGAACAAAACGAGCACACTCCTTTGCAACACCATGAGAAAGAAGTTGTTTATAAAGTTGCATTGATTGTGCGAAGTGTTCTTGAATCTTACTTTGAAGAGTCAGTTTCTCATAGTCTGGAATATCATCAATTGAGTTCTGACGATTCTTGGTATCTTGACGACGAAGATCTGGAACAGGAATATAGTCACTCAACAAAGAAGAATCTGCATAACGTTGTGAAAATTCTTGATATGTAAACGAACGGTGTCGAAGGATTTGGGCTGCGATACCACGATTCGTTTCAATTTCAAGAGTCATAAAAGACTGTTCAAAAACAGACCAATGATTATGCTTAATACAATAAGCAAGCAACTTGGCATAGTTTTCGTTGTCTTGATTCGCAGGATTACTAACTCGTGCAACATACGCCATTGTTTTTTCTGCATCAGGCGTTACCGAAATAAGTTTTACAGTCATTTCAATTCCTCAATCTGGGTATCCATCGTCGTCAAAAACCTCATCATAATCACTGATATGATTCAGGTTTTCTTTTGGTTGTTTGTAAGAATCTGGATCCGAATAAACTTCAGATTTAAGTGCATCTACAAGTGATTCCAAATTTCTTACGATTAATTTTAGTCTTTCTTTATCCATGGAATAATAGTTCTCTCATCCATTTTACCATAAAAAAAGGAGGGGATCAACCCTCCTCAATAATTTACTTATAAATCCATTGAATATACAAGGATAACATTATCGTAGTTAAAGCAATTGCAGCAGTAGACGATATGATGATTTGTGCCATCATTTTGCCCCTACTAATTGTGCAAGTTGAGCTTGATAACGACGATCTTGTTTTTGTTTTTGTTCTTTAATGAGTTGTAGGAAGTTAAGTTTTTTCACTTCTGCACCTCCATGTTTTTGCATGGACGATACGCTACTCCACGATATGTATTTTGTGGATGAGCAGGAGCGTGTGTTTTGTTATACCAAGACACATACTCTTTCTTTGCATCTTCAGTGTCGTACTGACACCCTCTATAAACGACTTTAGACATTAGGGTTCTCCTTAATTTTGAGGCTAAAGAGCGTTCCTTCAGTCGGCTTTTGCGTCTATAAAGCAACCTTTTTTAGTTACTTGTTTAACCTCCCAAACTATATCATTTCTTTGTTGAGCGTCCAATTTTGGATGGGTAATTACCCTCCCAATAATAAAATTGGCCTGAAGACAAGTTAAAAGGAATGCTTCCATAGATGAACGATCCGTTCCGAGTCGGCTTACTTCCGTCCTATTCAGTTTTAGCACTTATTGACAACATCCTTTCGGAGTTCTAATAGCAATCGGTCTTCTACTCTTTGAATAACTACATCGTCGTTTTTAACGATGTCCATTAGTTCCCACGCTGCGTCACAACTTATACTCACAGGAAATGACTTTGGTTGTGGCGTAGAAACAGAAAGAAGTGGAACCCATGCCAAAAGCAAAAGTGCCTTAGTCATAGGATGAACGTTAGAGGATTATTATACCTCTATTCATACTATCTATGCAAGTTATTTTGTATTATTTGTTACAATTAATCTCTTTGTCTCCAATCATCTGGTTTATCACCAGAAAAGAAGTCGATTATATCATCTACACTATTGAATCCTGTTCTATGATTTGAAGGATCTGGATCACCTAAATCTAGTTGATTCATAAAGTCATCCATATCACCTTCTTGCATATTGGGATTAGCAGCACGTCGTCTTGCTTGTCTTAAAATTGTTGCTGCACTTCTGTTAGACTTAGATAATTTTTCTGCCCATATCATATCACTTAGCTCTACAGATTCACCTTTTGCAATTCGTTCACAGATTGCTTCTAGGCGAAGACGGTATTGAGTAGAGAGCATATACTTCTCCAGATATAGTGTATTTAGTTAACGCTCAATATAACTTAGTGTGTGATTTGTTGCATTTAGTTGTGCAATTATTATATCACATCCTATTTTTGGATTACAATCTCCACATGTATAAACATCACATGCGGCTTTACCATCTTCCGGCCAAGTATGAATACTTATATGACTCTCAGATAATAAACAGAGTACAGTTACTCCTTGTGGATCAAATTTTTTAAAGATAGTTTGACATACAGTTGCTCCACTTGCAGCTGCTGCATTTTCTAAGAGATCCATAAGAAAATGCTCATCGTTCAAGTGAGCGAATGAGCATCCAAACAAGTTAAGAAGATAGTGCTTTCCCATTTAAGTAGGATTGTCCTCCTGATCCTTTAGTAAACGACTTACGATTTGTTCTCTTCCGTCCATCATGGCTACAGTGTAAATAGAAGATCGCATATACCTTTTAATTTTTTTATACTGTTTTTTCACTTCCTTGATTTGATCAAGGTTCATTTGAATATTTAAATCACCAGAAATTACTTTTTCTTTTTCTTCTCTGGTGGTTGATAGTTCCACATCTTTGGATTGATCGTTCCGTCCGTCCATTTAATACCTCTCACATCTCTGTACTTATCCCAATAATAATTAAAAATATCAACTTGTGATCCAGCTTGAACTACATCATACTGGACATCATCATCTATACCATAAGTAACTAGATATGAGTTCCTGGGCAGATCACGATTTTTTGCAAGAACGGGATCACAATTTCCATGAATAATATTCACTGACATATCAAGAACGATTCCCCCATGTAATATCAGGGTACGCCTCAGATACAAGTTCTTTGGTGATATTATATTTAGTTTGAAGTTTTTTATCTTTTACAAGACATAATACCTCAGCCTCTCCTGGGTGAAAAGATTCCAACATATTAATAAACATCGTTTCTTTACGAAGTTTATTCATACTATCATTTCCACCTTTCACAAAGTTATAAAATTTACTCCATTCTTTACGGATATTAGAACTTGGAGATTTATCAGCATTTTCATTTTGTTGAATAGGAACTTCTCCCTCTGGAAGGACTGAGGTTATTGACTCATCAAAGTTCCAAATCAAAAGAGATTTAATAAAGTTTTCATTATATTGTTGAAGGATATTAATTTTTTTATCCTTAGTTCTTTCGGCAACAACAGCCGAAAAAATTTCATGGACGTAAGAAGTTGGAGTCAATTCAATCTTCTCTACGGTTTTAGTAACCTTAGGAGTCGTTGTCTTTTTTGCGACAGGACTTTTAGTAGTTGTCGAAGACTTTTTACTAGTCGTCGTCTTCTTCGTAGTCGTCATAGCTATTTTCAAATCGTACTGCAATTATTTCGTCTGGAATGATATTCCCATTGTCGTCAAACATTTCTGGATGAGCGAATACTTGTTGAGGAGTTGAAAAAACAACATGTTCTTTCCATAACCAACCCACTATACCACCAATTATTAAGAACATGAAAGATACCATACAAAATATGGCAACTAATGGTGCTGTCATGGTTCTACCTCCGAGAGATTCCTTTCTTTTTTATGTCAAATGAAAATTCAAAATAGACGTGAATCTCTCTTCTAAGGAGAGAAACCATCTTACCAAAACTGAACTTAAAGGTTTTTGGTTGATCAGGTTTTTCCCTCCTTTTTCTTAACAATAATTCCACACCTCTATTTATGTACAACTCACGAGGCTTAGTCATAATTATAGAACTGAAAGTTCTTTTAGGTACTTGATAGTATCATTACAACCACCTAAAACTTTGTTGTCCATAACAACTTGTGGAAAGGTACTTCCTTCACCAAATTCTGAATAAAATTCTTCTTTAGTAAAGTGTTTGTCTAAAGTATAAACAACAAATTCTTTACCACAAAGTTCTAGAACTTGTTTAATTTTATAACAATAAGGACATTCAGGTTTAGAATATACAGTAAACTTCATTTTTTGTTGTTGATATTTTGTAATATTTAGAGTTCTATTTCATACTCATTTGTGTAATCATACACTCTATCTGCAATTAAGTCAATCTGTATTTGAATACCTTTTACGTCTTCTTCAATCACATTAATTTTTTTAAAGAGGAGATCAATTTTTTCTTCTAAAGTCATCACTCCTCCATTGGATGGCCTTTACGCCAAGTAGATGTGTTAGGAGGATCACACTTTGCATCCCAAGACCTAACAAGCAATTCTGTAAAGAGTTCCATTTTATCTGGATGGACTGAAGCCGGATTTTGATTGATTGCATTTTTAAGTGCTACCAACTCGTTCCATTCGGAATCTGTCAGAGAACCTGTTTGAAAATTGGAATGAGTCATAAACCTCCTCGTTTGTGTTTAAATTCTAACACAACGCCCATCAATATCTATGATAGTTAATAATGTTTTTATATTTGATTTACAACCAGTAACAATTACATTCCAAAAGGGCCCCAACGACCCCTCTTACTATCATCATCTCCGTTCATCCTTTCTTCCAATTTATCAATTAATTTATCTGCAGAAATGAGATTATCAATATCCATAATCATATCTGCAATATGTTTACCGACGAAAGGTTTTTCTTGGCGAGCAGCATACGCAAGAGCATTACGCAAAGATTGTTCGGCTTCTTTTAAACTTGTTTCTACAGATTCACTTAGTGCCATTTAGTCTATCCTCACATTTAGTATAAAAGGTTCCATTTACATAACAAGACTTACCTGGTTCATAATATTTTATTACAGGTGTTTGTATCCTTGGATATTCTACCACATTTTTTACATGACAGAAAAGATTGTATCCACAAATAAGAGCTTCAATCATCAGCACTCATCCATTCCAAGTGATTTAGTAACTTTGCGAAGAGTATAAGAACCATTATTATTATCTACCCACTCAACTTGATCTCCTTCTTTAAGGTTTGCAGCTTCTAGAAGATCATCTGGAAAATTTACATAATAGTCATCCACACCATCAATTACTGATTGTTGAACGGGAAGTAACCACTTCTTTACTTTATCTTCCTTGATCAAAACTCGTTCAGTTTCTCCAGGATTGCGAGCATAAACTGTCTTCCCTCCATCTGGAGACTCATAAATTTTCCCACTGAAGGGGTTCAACCGACTTGGATCATTTCGGTCATAATCATAGTAATATTTGGAGTATTCTCCATCAAGTTTTGCTCGTTTATCGTAGTACTCAGCTTCTCTTAGATTATATTCACGACACTTTTCTTTTTCCTGATCCGATGATGCTTTGTCACACATCTCATTCAGTTCTTCTTCGGTATAACGAAGTGCTTCCATATCACTATGTCCCCATGGGGGCATACAGTCATCTTTACTTACACTACTTACCGTCGAACCTTTGTATTCTTCTGGATAATAATTCTCTTCCCAGAAAGAAGTCCAAGACTTTTTACATTCTTCAGATGAATCGTCCTTATCACAACTGAAAACTTTATTCAGATGAGTCTCATATTTGTTACTCTGACTATTACCATTTAGAAGAACAAGTAATTCATTACAACGATTTGCATTAATTGTGAAGTGATTATATTGTTCTTCAACGACACCTTTGATTACATCATAGATTTCCTGTGGGGTTGCTTCAGAAGAAGACAAAGAATCATACATCCAATTTTCAAGATTCTCAAGAGAATACTTCTTATAGTCAAAGTCCATCGGTCAAGTCCTTGATTGCTTGTTCCATAATAATCTTAATTTGATCATCTGTCAAGTCATTTAGCCAAGACCATCGTTCATCGTTTTTATCCCACTCAAAAGCAAAAGAGCCGTCATCATTTTGGATAATATTTAATCCACTGGGATGTATAGGAGTATTTTCAGTCATCTCTTTCTAAATCTAAAGTTACACAATGGAAACACCCACTTAAAGTTCTTGAGTGTCTCATAGGAAGCATGGCACAATCTATACCATATTTTTCTAACTCTTTTCTTGTTGGTTCTTGATGTTCTTCTAAAACAACGAGATTAGGATTGACACTAAAAAGATTCATGTTAATCCATGTTGAGGCATGATTATAACCTGGATAGTATCCAATGTCAACAGGTTCTGGGCACCAAATTACATCCCAATTTTTAAATGGTGCAGGAAGAACATCTTTACTCTTAATCCTTTCTGGATTAGCCAATAATAATCCCTCTCTTAGAAATGCAATTGTTGTGTCAATGTGCATATAACTATACACACCTTGAAGTAAATGAACTTGAATGTCTGGACCCAAAACTTGTTGAAGTTTATTCGCACCAGAAATGTTTCCACTATTAGAAACTAGATATAAAACATGATCATTAGCCCTAATAATATTGGCAGCATCAAAAGCAGGAGAGTGTTCAGTGAGTGCTAAAACATCTTTATTCCCTAGACATTCATCATTATACAATTTGTCATCATAGGTACAAGTTAATGGAACTAATCCATCAAAATGATGAGCGATTGAACCAAAATTATACCTCCTAGCCTTTAGGGGCATTGGAGTTGCAAAATAGTTATTTCCATGGATGAATATACAATCTCTGGGACAGAAATTATAATATCCTGTTGGTTCACTATGAGGTCTTACTACATCTACTCCCTCTTGTCTTAAGAAGTTTGCGAAGATTTCTAGATCTTCATTAGCTTCTTGTATAACTTGATCAGGATATAATCCTGACTTTACATCGGAAACATCTTCACGATCTGCATAGTTAATCAATCTCAGACTACGATCCATTTCAGGCACTCTTGCATAATCTGCAATACCCACAATAACCTTTTTTAATCTTCCCCACTCATTAGTACTATTGTTCATTTAATACTCCAGTTACTTGAATTGCATATCTATCTTTCATACTGAAATTATAAAATGCATGGATTTCATCATAGTTCCAGTAAAAACAATCACCAGCCTTCCAATCACAGTAACAAGTATCTTTCACTTGCAAAATTTGGCCTGGAGAATTATCTTCCAACATAACCATACATCTAATAACATTTTCAGATCCTATGTTATTAATTTCTAGATATTTACCAAAAAGATCTGTATGAAGAGGTAGATATTGTCCTGGTTTAAAATAATTTACTGCTGCGCCAACTTTATCTAAAAAATAAAATTGAGGAATGATATATTCCTCAACGCACTTTGGCATTGGATCTGGTTGTTGGTACTTGTATATAGATAATTTTTCCTCACTGTGACCAGAACTTAAATATTGGTTAACCAACTCTTCATCTTTATGTGTAGACAAAACGTAGTCTAGATT